AAAAAGTTTTAAATGGAGAACCTTATGAAACTTATAAGAAACCAATACAAAATTTAGCTTTTCGATTTTAATATAATACTATTATGACAGTAGAAAATAAATGTGATTTAATTTTGTTACAAAACATTATTAATTCATATGAACATGCAGTACTTACTAAAAATGTACTTATTGTTAAAGCTTATGAGAGGGATTATGATCTAAAATCTATGTATGAAGATTATAATAAATTAAGTGAGCAATTTATGCAGACGTATGTAAAAAGTTCCGACTCGAAAGAGTAATACCATATTTACAGTTAAAGAAGATGTGAAATTAATCACTATTTAACTTTTTTAACTGTTTGAACACATTTGATTATACTATTGATGCAGAGTTAGATCTTATGGAGAAGTATAAACTTACTCCAAACCAATTAGAAGTAATTAAAACTATACTTTTATTACAAGAAGGATATGAAGAAAATTATTTATCTAGATTAATTCCAGTATTTAAAGAAAATGATATTGAATTAAGAGATATTCTTATTGAATTACAAAATAAAGGAATTATTTTAAAATCTTATAAAATACCATTGAAAGGACAAAGATTTGATCCATTAGAAATACCAATCGCTAAGAATTTTGGTAAAAATATTTGGAAATGTTCTTTTGAAATAGGTAAAGAATTATTTGAAACATATCCTATGTTTATTAATATTAATGGAGCTTTATTTAGTGCTAGAGGTATTGCTAAAAAGTTTAATAGTCCAGAAGATTTCTTTAGATATTATGGAAAGGCAATTGGATGGAATATTGATAAACATAATAAAATTATTGAATTATTAAAATGGGAACAAAATAATGATGTTCATTTTATTAATATGAGTATAGCTACTTTTGTAATTAATGAAAATTGGAATGAATTAGAAGCTTTGCGAGATGGTAAATTAGCTAATATTAATTATGATACTATAAAAAGTCTATGACAATTGTAGATTTACTGTATAGTGAAATACAAGACGGACTAAAAGGAAAAAATATAGGTTATTCTTTAGGTTTACCTAAATTAGAAGATATTACTGATGGTTTAACTAAAAGTACTTATACACTATTATTTGCAGGTAGTGGTATTGGAAAAAGTTCTTCAATGTTATTCTCTTATGTATATTATCCTATAATTGAGCATCTATTAGATGGCAAATTAAAAATTGTATTATTCTCTTTAGAAATGAAAAAGACTTTAGTACTAGCTAAATTATTGAGTATTTATTTGTTTTATAAATATAATATTCGATTAAGTGCTAAAGAGATCTTATCTAGAAAGAAAAATTTCAAATTATCGGATTATCAGCTTGATAAAATTAATGAAGGTAGAGAATGGTTAAAATCTGTTGAGCGTATTTTAATCATTGAAGATGTAGGACTTACAGCTAATAAAATGTATAGTCGAATTCTTTATCACTTAGAAGAGAATGGAGTCTTTACAGACAAGAAAAACCATACAGGATATGTACCTAATAATCCAGAACAAACTTTATTTTTCATAACAGATCACTTAAACTTATTAAGAGCTGAAGAAGGTAGAACTAAAAAACAAGAAATTGATTTAGCTTCTAATATGATTGTTAGTATTAGAAATAGAACTGATGCTAGTTTTTTAGTATTAATGCAGTCTAATAGATCTTCAGCTAATGTTGAAAGATTAAAACTTAACTTTTCAGAACCTCGTGTAGAAGATATCAAAGATTCTGCAGTTCCTAGTGAAGATGCAGAGATAGTTTTAGCTTTATATAATCCTAAAAGGGATAAATTAGCTTCTTATAGAGGGTATGATATGAAAAAATTAGATGATAAGTTTAGATCTATACTATGTCTAAAAAATAGATATGGTGAAAGTGATGTTGCTGATTGTTGTTATTTTGATGGTAAAGTAGGAATATTTAGAGAACTTCCTAAACCTGAAGAAATTAATGATTATGATAACTTATTTAAAGAAGATTTAGAAATTAAACAAGATATAGAAGAAATAGAAGATAAGCAAACAAAAGACTTAAAATTTATTTTATAATGTCAAATATAATTTGTTTAGCTGGACTAAGTAATAGTGGTAAATCCACTTCTTTAAAATATCTAGAACCAGAATCAACATTTATTGTAAGTTGTACTAATAAACAACTTCAAATTCCTGGATTTAGAAAGAAATATAAAAAAGTAACTACAAATGAAGGCAAACTTGTAGGGAATTGGTATATTAATAATAATTATGATAACATTAAAAAGATGTTAAATATTGTATCTAAAACAAGACCAGAAGTTAAAGTTATTGTTTTAGATGATGCCAATTATTTATTGAGTAATGAAACTTTCCAAAATGCCTTGACCAAGGGCTATGAAAAGTTCACGATACTTGCGAAGAACTATTATGATCTAATTGAGTATTGTATGAATCTTCGTGATGATTTAACTGTTGTATTTATTACTCATATTGAAAACTTTGGAACAGATATTGACCCAGAGTATAGAATGTGGACCACAGGTAAGATGCTTACTAATGCTATTAACTTGGATGGTTTATTCTCATATATAATTTATTCTGAACGTTATGTTTCAGACACAGATGATGAAGTAAAATATAGATTTAAAACAAGAACAGACGGAAATGATACTTGTAGATCAGTTTCTGGATGTTTTGAAGATAAGTATATTGAGCCAGATATGAAATATGTTATAGATACTATTAATAAATTTGAAAATGGAGAAGAATGAAAGTAAATAGTGCTATTATTACTGTAGAGTTAGTTGATGAAGAAACTGGGGAACTTACTAATCAAACTTTAGATATTGCTGAATTAGTTTCTGAAAAACTAAGTACTGTAAAGAAAAAGACTACTAAAAAATCAACTACTAAGAAAGTAGAAGATAATGATCCAACACCAAGATTGGTATTAATGGATAACAAGTATTCATTAAACAATGCAGCTATTGAATTACTTGGTGCTGAAGAAGGAGATAAAATTGACATTAAATATGAAGTCAAGAATAAAAAGCGTAAACCAGTGATTGGTACAGCTGATTCTTTTGGAACTAAAGGTGGAAATAAATTAACTAAATCAAATACTGTTTCTTATAGAGGTAAAAATAATGATGAACTATCAGAATATGGTACAGAATTTACTATTGGTTCTGCGGCTAAAACTGAAGGAACATTCTATTTGATTAGTGAAGCAATGGCTAATGAAACTCCAGAAGTTGAAGATGCTATAGATGAAATTAATGTAGAAGATGAGATTGCATCAGTTACCCCAGAAGTAGATGATGCAGCAGCAATTACTTTAGATGACCTTAATTTTGATCTTTAATACATTTATTTTATGAGTACAGCATTTGATTTTAGTGGTTTTGGCGGTATTAATGCACCTAGTAATAACAGTTTCCTTGGTCCATGGGGAGTATATGACATGGTAGAATTTGATGGGATTAGTGATCCTGTATCTGGTAAACGAAATGATAATACTGAATGGAAAGCATGGGATTTTAAATTTAAGAGTCCAAAAGGTACTTATAGTGAAAGAATTTTTGAGCCAGATGAAAATAGTATTAAACGTAGAAAAATGACTAATGCTAATGGTCATGAATATGAATTACCTTCTGATTTTGAGAGAAGTCAGCAAGTAGTAGCCCAAATTGTTGCAGCATATAATCCTACTGGTTTTGAAAAGCTTAAGGCTACAGCAACTAGTGGTAAAATTAAGACATTTGAACAATTTATTAATGTTGCTAAGAATTTATTGGAGAAACCAATTAAACCAACAGAAGAACATAATATTCAATTGAAGTTGTTAGGTCGTAATTCTTCAGATAATAGAGTATATGCTCGTCTTCCGAATTGTGGTATTTCTCGTAATGACAATAAGCCATTTATGGAGAAATTCATTGGTGAAAACGTATTAATGACTAGTTGGGAAGCACAGCAAGCTGATGCATATCATAAAGCAAAACCATCTAATCCAGAAGCTACAAGTCCTATGGCAGACACTGTAGATGTTTCTACATCTGTTGAGGCTGGAGAAATGAGTGACATTGATAAATTGTTAGTTTAACCAAATATAGTGGCTCCTATTATAGGGGTCACTTATTTTGTTTTATGACAAAATATGTATATTTTTGGTTTTAAATTATAAAGATTATGGAATTAAATTTTGATTTTGAACCAAAAATTACAAAAGACTATTTGCTTTCAAAATGTTCCGAAGAAACCTATATGCAATTTTATCTTGGAATACAAGTTAAAAAAGGATTATTTAAATCTCCTTTAAGGAAAGATCATAGACCTACTTGTTCATTCTATAGAAATAAATCTGGAGAACTTATATTTAAAGATTTTAGTGGAGATTTTTATGGTAATTTTATTAATGTGGTAATGTATAAATATCATGTTAACTATTATCAAGCATTAAAAATAATTGCTGGAGATTTTGGTTATATTAAAACTAATATACCAAAAAATAAAGGAACTATAAATACGAAAGCTAAAAAATTTGAAGATAAAGGAACTACAGATATAAGGGTTGAAATAAAACCATATACTAAAAAAGAATTAGATTGGTGGAATAGCTTTGGAATAACTAAAGAAATTCTTAATAAATATAAAGTATTTTCTTGTAAAACTATATTTTTAAATGGAAATCCATTTATATTATCTTCTAAAGATAGTTTTATATTTGGATATTATGGTGGAAAAAAGGATAACTTAGAATATTGGAGAATATACTTTCCTAAGAAAACTACTTATAGATTTCTTACTAATTGGCCTTCTAAAAAGGTACAAGGTTATGAACAATTACCTAAAAAAGGAAATCTATTAGTAATTACTAAATCAATGAAAGACTGTATGTGTTTAAAATCTTTTGGAATTAATGCTATTGCTCCAAATTCTGAAAATCTTTTTATTTCCGATAATATGCTTAAAGATTTAAAAACTAGATTTAAATATATAGTAGTTTTCTATGATCAAGATAGGGCAGGAAAAATTAATATGGCAAAAATTAGAAGAAATACACAAGGATGTATTTTTGCAGTTATTCCTAAGCATTATAATGCAAAAGATATAAGTGATTTTTATAAAATTTATGGACATGATAAAACTTTAGAATTTATTAAAGAAAGTATTATTAAAATGAAAGCTAGTATAAAAGTAGGAGATGTGTTTAATACTAATAATTATGGAGAATGTACAGTAATTGATTATAAAGGATATAATAAGGTATATGTGCAATTTAAAACTGGAGGAATAACTAAAACAAACTCTTCTGATTTAAAAAGAGGTAAAGTTAAAGACTATTTATTTCCGATTATAGAAGGTATTGGGTATATTGGAAAAGGACCTTATAAATCAAGAATTAATAATAAAATGACAAAGGAATATGCTGTTTGGCAAGGCATGATTAAAAGATGTTATAATTCTACTATTTTAGAAAAAGAACCTAGTTATAAAAAATGTTCTGTTTGTAAAGAATGGCATAATTTTCAAGTTTTTGCTAAATGGTTTACCGATAATTATATAGATGGATTTTGTTTAGATAAAGACATATTAGGAGGTAATATATATAGTCCAGAGTATTGTTGTTTTATTCCTGAAGAATTAAATAAAGCTTTACAAAAAAGTATAAATTATGAAAATAATAATTTACCTTTAGGAGTACAGTTTAAAAACGGAAAATATTTATCTTATATAACTATAAATAAAGAAATTAAATACTTAGGATCTTATGATTCTCCAGAAGAAGCACATTCTGTATATATTAAAAATAAAAAAGACTATATAAATAGTATTATTTTAAAATATAAAGATAAGCTTTCTGAAAAAATAATAATGGCTTTAAATAATAAATTGATTTAATTAAAAATTATTAATTAGAATGAGTAAATAGAACTTAAACACATCGTGTAAAATTATATATCCTAATAAGGATGTATTAACTTTTAAAACTATAGAAGAAGCTTCTAAAGGTACTGAAGAGTATAGTATTAATCATCCAGAACTACCTAAAAAGTATAGACCTATATTATCAGTTGCTGCAATTAAATTAAGATGTAATAAATCTACTCCAGCAAAAGATGGGATTATCTGTGAATGGTTAGATCAACATACTAAAAGATCCTATCAAGCTAAAAAAAGTAAATCAAAAGGTAATGCTTTAGAATATCATATAAGAGATAGACTTAGAGAATTAGGTTATAACTGTGAAAGATCTGCAGGAGAATCTAAAAAATTAGATAATGCTAAAGTAGATATTATTGATTTAGATGGAAGACTTCCTATTAGTATTCAAGCTAAAAATTATGCTAATACTCCAAATTATTTTGGAATTAGGGAAGATTGTCCTATTAAAGATAAACCATTTGTATTATGTTGGAAGAAAAATACATTAACAACTAATAATACTATATTTATGGTAGATGAAGATTTCTTTTATAAATTATTAGATTCTTATACTAAACAAAACAATATTTAAAATATGGATACTTATGTAGTTGGTTGGTGCTTAGATACTGATCCAATTAATATATTAACTATTAAAGCTAGGTCTTATACACACGCTAAAGAAAGAATTTTATATACTATATTAGGTCAAGTATTAGATGAATCAGAAGATCCAGATATTACTTTTTTAGCTGATATGGATTGGAGTGAGGTTATGCGTGAAGTATGGAATAAATATTCTGTAAATTTATCAGAAATTAAAACAATAGACGAATTAATGTAATGTTACGAATAGGTTTAGATATTGATAATACTATTGCAGATTTTGATAGTCATTATCTTAGACGGTTTGGAAAATTTCCAAATCATGATTGGGGAATAACTAGAAATGTAAATAATATTCTTATTAAAGAAAAAGCTTTTTGGTTAACTTTACCTATATTAAGAATGCCAGAATTTAAACCTAGATTGTATTGTTCTTCTAGGATTAATCCAAAACAATGGACTAAAACATATTTACAAAGAAATGATTTTCCAGAAGCTCCACTTTATCAAGTAAAAGGATATGGTACTAGTAAATATGATGCACTTAAAGGTAGAGTAGATGTATTTATTGACGATTCTATATTTAATTTTGAGGATCTCAATAGTAAAGGTATTTTATGTTTATTAATTACTACTGATAGTAATAGTCATTATGATACTCCTTTAAGGATACATGATTTAAATATTGATACAATAACAGATAAGTATTATTATGCAGTAAACAATAATCTTATTTAATGTTAGAAAACATAAAAATAACCCCTAATTTAGATACCTTAAGACTAGAGAATATTAGTGATGATATTTATTTTAGTAAAAAATTCGGAGGATATATATCTAATAGTAGATTATCTTTAATAAATCCAGAACAAGGTGGTAGTCCTGAAAAATTTATAAGTGGATTAGGACAAAATGCAATTTATAGTGATTCCCTTGTATTTGGTAGTGCTGTACATGAATTAATATTACAACCAGAATCTTTTCAACTTATAACTTCAGTAGATAGACCAACTGCAAAAGCTGGTTTTATGGCAGATGAGTTATATAAAAAGAATGGTAAACAGCCTTCTTATGAAGAGATGGAAGCAGCATCTAAAAAGATAGATTATTATGCTAAATCTTGGAATAAAGATAAAGCAGAAGCATTATTAAGTAAATGTAATAATTATTGGCGTAATAGAGCCTTATTTGAAGCTAAGAATAAAGATACTAAAACTTCTATATATCTTGATCCAAAAAGTAGGGAAAGATTACAGGGAGTATTATCTAATTTTAGTAAAAATAAAGAATTTATTTCTTTATTAAATCCAGAAGGATTACTTAATCCAATTATTACAAAAAATGAGCAAACTATATTATTAGATGTAAATGTTGAAGTTCCAGATCATGATCCATTTATTTTAAGACTTAAATCTAAATTGGATAATTATACAATTGATTCAGATACTGGAGAAATTGTAGTTAATGATGTTAAAACTACTGGAAGAAATATTAATGATTTCAAGTTTGCATTTAATAAATATAGATATTATAGAGAATTAGGTATGTATAGCTGGTTATTAGGCTTATGTGCTAAAAAATTCTATAATATTGATAAACCCACTATATCTTCAAATTGTCTAGTAGTTGAGACTTTTGGAGCATATAACACTCTTACATATAAATTAACTAAAAAAGACTTTATTAAAGGTTTAGCCGAATTTAAAACACTATTAAGATTAGTTGCTCATTATAAAGCTAAAAATAATGGAAGAGAAGAGTGGGATAACTTATAAAGAATTAGAACAAATTTATTCAAGATATTTTAGTCTTGGATATATAAATGTGGATATTAACACTAAATTTGCTCTAATATCTTTAATTTGCTGGGTTTATTTTCATTTAAAAGAAAAAAATCCAGATGTAACTTATTATCAGATCGTTTATAAGATGTCTCAAGGTTTGGGACTGGAAGATGATTTTATTAAAGGTTTATCTATAGTTTGTGAGAACTTTGGATATGGTTGTAAAACTTTTCCGACCTTTAATATTGAACAAAAAGATATGGTTAAAACTATAAGGGATATTTTGGCAAAATTTATGCCATTCTAATATTAACAATTATTAACACCAAGAATATTGTATTGTACACAGAAGTCCCTTATATTTGTATCACTAACTTATAGAAAGTTAGTGTAGATTATTAAAATAATATGTCTAAAAAATAGACGGCAGATCTTTTTTACAATTTAATGAATTAATGAATAAAGGAAATTATTATGAACGATTTTAATGGACGTTTTTTGGTATTGGAAGTAACAGGTTTAACAAAGAAAGAAGCACTTGGTAAGGCACCAATCGCTATCATGGGTGATGCAACTCAGGCTTATAAGAATTGGTTGAAAAAGCAGGAGAATGGTGTAACAGAGGCTTCAAAGAAACAATTTTATCTAGATTATTTGCAGAAGAAGTCTAAGAATGTACCAGGTGTTGGTTATTCTATTACTGTTGAATCTGCTGTAGAGGACACAAAGCAGCGTCCTTATAAGATTACTGACGTAAAGAATGAACAAGGTAAGCGTAAGTATCAGACAATTTATCAGATTATCAATAAGAACACTGGTGAAATTATGGGTTCTGTTGATTCTACTAAGGCTAAGGCTAAGGAAAAGGTAAAGGAAATTTATAAGAAGGGTTTCCGTGGCTCTGTAGTAGTTAAGTACACAAAGCAGGTTGTAGGTGGTGAACCAATCGCATTTACAGCTGATTATGCTCCTTCTAAGAGTTCTCACGTTGGTACATATATTGTATTTGGTGTAGAAGCTTAATTAACGCCAAGTATGGTTTGACTATAAAAAATTAATTTTCATAAAAGGGTAGTTGTTGTGAAACAGCTGCCCTTTATTTTTTATATATACTTATTTTATTAACAACCGAAAGGATAATTAAAACATTGAAAAATGGTAAGAAAAACAACAATCTCTAAGACATTAGATTTTTTACGTGATGTTAAAAATTCTGAATATAATAATATTCACACATATTGTATGGCTAATAAAATATGTGATAATAATAAATATAAGAGAATTAAAGAATTATTAAATTCAGATGAATATCCTAAAGAATGTAAAAAGGATATTGAAGAAATTAAGAGATTAGTTGAAAGCTTAAAATATAATAAAGATAAAAAAGAAGAAATAGATAATACAACTAACTCTATTACTACTGAAATAGTAAGAGATGAATTTGGTGTAATTTGTGGATATAGATATAATATTCCTAGAAAGAAGGGCGGAAATTTATTAGGTACTCTTTCTAGAGAAGATATGGAAAGATTGTGTAATTTGTATTCTGTTTATGGTGCAAATCTCACAGCAGCTAATGTACATATAGAATTTCCACAATTCTCTTTAGCTGAATTTCAAAGAATAAGAAATGCTTTCTTAGTTTATAAATATACTTGTCCATTTGCTCCTCATATTATTGAAGAACATTCTGATGAAGAATTAGTAGAAATGTCTACTACTAGAAGAACTAATAATTTAGTTCGTAATATTGAGAGAGATCAATTAAAGGATATTAAAGAAGCAGCTAAAAAGTTAGCTAAAGAAAATCTTAAACTTAAAGAAAGAGATCATGTTCTAGAGCATTTGAGAAAAGATATTCCTAATATAGATTTTATTGGGTCTACTAATTGTATTACTTCTTGTAATAAAGAGGATAAACATTTGATTATATGGCTTTCTGATATGCATATTGGTGCATATAATGATGATTTTGGTTTTTATCAAATTCCAGAATATAATTCTGATGATATTCAAAAACGACTTAATAAGATTGTACAACATTTTGCTGGAAAAGAATATGAAAAAATTCATGTAATGAATTTAGGAGATTCTGTAGATTCTTATAATAAAGAAACTACAAGAGGTGGACATCCATTACCATCAGTAATGAATAATAAAGAAATGAGCGAAACTTATATCACTTTAATGTTAAAATTCTTTACTGATTTAAAAGCTAATATTAAATGTAATAGTATTGGATATTTTTGTATTGGAGAATCTAATCATGATGGTGATTGGGGTTGGATTAATAATAAACTTCTTGCTGCAAAATTAGAAACAATGGGAGTTATTTCTTATATAAGTAATTATCCTATTGATTATTATGTATTAGGAGATCATAATTTTGTATTATGTCACGGTAAATAAATTTTAAATATTTTTAACATATTAGTTTTTGATTCCATGTTAATAAATTATATTTTAGTATATAAATAATTTTAATACTAAAATATGGATTTAAAAAACTATCTAAATGAATTTTTATCTAGTGATTTAGGATTATTAGATTTTTGCAAAAGTAAAAATTTGGAAAGAAATACTTTTGAAAAATTATTAAATAATTCTGGATATTATTGGAAAATTAGAAGATCAGGGAAAAAAGTAAAAGCTTTTAAAAAAGCTATAGATTTTTATAAAACTCATACTTATAATCCATCTTTAGTTGCTAAAAAATTTGGAATTAATCCTCAATCTTTTACAAAAGATTTGAAAGAATTCAATATTTTTGATGCTTCTAAAAATGATAAGTTAAAAAATTATAATGAGTTTATTTTTGATGTAATAGATACAGAAGAAAAAGCATATTGGTTAGGGTTTATTTTTGCAGATGGATATATATACAGTTCTCCATTAAAAGAAAGTGATAGAATTGACTATAATTTTGAATTATGTTCTTCTGGAGATGATATAGAACATATGGAAAAATTTGCTAAATTTATTTCTTATAATAAAGAATTAAAAATAACAAAATCTGATAAAAATGGACATACTAGATGTAGAATATGTTTATCTTCTAAACATTTATGGAATACTCTAAATAATTTAGGATGTACTCCAAATAAATCATTGACATTAAAATTTCCTGATAAGAAAATTTTTAAAAAACAAAAATTTATATTAGATTTTATTCGTGGTTATATAGATGGGGATGGGTGGATAACCTACATTAATAAAGAACATACAAAAATGTGTTTTGGGTTATTAGGAACTAAAGAATTTATTTCAGAAGTCCAATCTATATTTAATACTAATTATGCAATATTTCAAAATCACAAGGAAAATGAAATTACTATGAAACTAGTTATTACTGGGAATAAAGGATTAAATATATTACACCAATTATATAGTAATAGCAACATTTACCTTATGAGAAAATATGAAAAATATTTAGAATATTGCCGTCTATTTGAGGAATCAAATAGATTATTATCGAGCAAAATCGGGGAAGGCTGTGATGCTAATCCCGAGGTAAATTAATTAATAATATAATTAATCACCGTAACGCGTAGAGATTGAAACTATTTAATTATAGAATATAATATCTCCAAGAGTGTTCGACATCCCAACTGAAATAAGTGGATGAAAAGGTACGCTGGACTATATCAAATATAGAAGATATAGAAGCATAGATAAAAAACTATGTGATAACAAAATCGAAAGATAATAATTCTCAATTTAAGAATTTTCCTCTTACTTTAAATGATAAAACTGAATTATATTTCTCAAATTGGATGAGAGATAATAATTGTTTTGGTAAATATAATTATGTAGTAAAGGGAGATCTTCATAGATATGCTTATACTGTAGGTCAATCATTTGATTATATTAGTGTTGGATCTTTATATGGTAGTAGTAATTGGATTACTGCTAATTTTGGTAATACTAAATGGAGTATTAATTTTATGGAGATTCAAGGAGATGATATGAAAATTGGAACAATTCGATAAATAGTATGAATAAGTTAGTAGAAAAAGTAATTAAATTATGTGCTAAAATTTGTGAAGATAGTTATCCTATAACTAATCTAAATATATATTCACATTATAATGTAGGATTTACTATTAATGGTATATCTATATTTATTAGAGCAAATAATTTAGAAGTACATACATGTAAAGGTGTATTATGTACAGATATTAATACAGTAGAAAACGCTAGTCTAGTTATTGCAACTCAAAAAGTAAAAGAACATTCTGAAAAATTAGCAGAAAATATTTTAGATGAATATATTACTAAAAATAATAAAAATCTTTAATATTATGTGTAAAGAATATAATAGTTTTGCTTTACAAATGGATTATATAACTTCAGAAGAGTTTTATGAAGTTTATAATAAGTATGCTAAATACCTTCCAGAAAAAGTAGATTATAGAGATTACGATCCAGATTATAGTAGTTTAGATGAATATTTATTAACAGTTAGCCTTAATAATAAATTAAATACTACTTTTATAAGTGCTTATTTTAATGGAGGTAATTCTTATGATATTGATGGATGTGAATCTTTAGAAGATGTAAATAAAGTGCAAGAAATTCTAGATTCTTTAGGATTAGAATGGGATGAATCTAATAAAGAATCAGAAATAGAGTGGGTTACAGACGAGGATAGAAAGAGTTAAATATGGATATTACTTTAGACCAGTTATTAAAAGGTAAAGAAACAAAAATTCGTAAAGCAGAATTTTATAATACTAAAGCTTATATTGAACCTTTTTTAGATAGATTATCTAAAATTACTGATAATTTTGATGTAAAGGTACAATTACCAGATCAAGTAACTATTACAGATAATCAAGATGATGTAACTTATAATAGAGTTTGGATTCAAGGTATTCTTCCA